ATGAATGCAATCAAGTTCCAGGCGGCACGCGCCCGCAAGTACGTTAAACCGGCTGCCCAGTTCGCAGCCGTCCCGCTCACCTTCCTGGGCGCATCTGCTGCTAACGCAGCCGATTGGTCCACCGTCACCGGAGGCCTCGATTTCTCCGGTGAAATCACCGGCGTCATCGCGGTAGTAGGCGTCCTGGCCGGCTTCTACGTCGTCCGCAAGGGTGCCCGCCTCCTGCTGAGCATGATCAAGTAGGAGGTTAACCCGTGGCAGAGCTCTGGGATTGGACATTCTTCATGATGGGGGTCGCGCTGTGCGTCTACTTGTTCAAAGATGTCTGATCCTGGGGCTCTGCTTTTTTGCAGCAAATGTCCATGCAGAATGGATTAACCGTACGTCCTTCACCGCTTACACGGCATCCCAGAAATCGACCGTTGAAGGCAACGCGATGGCCTGGCTTGAGGGCTCCGATTGCGCGGGGCAAGGTAGCCAATGCAAACTCTCCTACCATTCCAGTTGGCATACCTCCGGCGGTGGCATCATCAATGGCCTCCGTTGGGATGGCGCTGAGTGTGGTGACGTCAGTTCCGAGGAAGTCGGAAACAGCGTTGCCCAGGAATGCGGAAAGAAGCCACCCGAACAGTGCAAAGAAGAAGGTCTTGCCCACGATCCAGCCACTGGAAAGTGCGTTGAGGAATGCGAACACGGCATGCTCAACGGCGCATGCCTGCCACCACCCGAGGACAACGACGAATGCACCTCCGACAGCCCCGATTACCGGGGTGAAGTCGTTTTGGGTTATGGCCAGTCACCGATCCCCGCTTGCGGCAACTTCGACCAGTGCGAAGGCACCGGCGGCAGTGTCGGATTTGTGAATGGCGAACTCCGCTGCCTGTCCGCCGACTACGGCGCACCTCAGTGCAAAGGCGACACCATCACCGTCATCGACGAATACGGCTTCGTCTGCGAACCGCTGACCAACCAGCCCGAAGAGCCCGAAACCCCGGAAGAACCCAACACCGACACCGATGGCGACGGCGTTCCTGACGAATACCAGGAACAAAACGATCCGGAGTCCCTTGATAAAGGCTTGGACGACGTAAAGGGCGCCATCCAGGACGGCAACGCCAAAACGGACAAGAGCAACCAGCACCTCAAGAACATCGAAAACGCCGTGAAGGGCATCGCCGACAACGTTTCCTCCCTCGAACAGATGGGTAAGAACGGCGAACTGGCCGGCGGTGGTGGCGCTGGAGGTGGTGATGGCACCGGACTCGTGAACGAACAGGGCGAAGACTATTTGGGCGACCTTGCCGACATTAAGCAGAACACCAAAGACACCGCCGACACCCTGACCGAAATAAAGGATGGTCCCGAAGGCGGTTACAACACCGATGGCCTCGGCGACGCTCCGACCTTCTCAGAGAGCAGTGAACGCCTCCAGCTGGCCATCACCAATAACCCCACCATCCAGGCGGTGACCACCGTTCCCAGCATCGCCAGCAACAACACCTGTCCGGTGTGGACCATCCCGTCGACCGACTACTGGTCCGCCATGACCATCGACAGTCACTGCCAGATACTCAACGACCATCGCGGCTTGCTGTCCATGCTCTTTATCGCCGTGTGGACCCTGGCTGCCGTCTTCGTCTTCCTGAGGGCTTAACCATGATCCAGAAATTGATAGACGCACTCATCGACATCGTTCTCTGGGTGCCGCGCCAGCTCTACGGCCTTCTGGTCGATGCCGTCGAACTCATGCTCGGCTGGATTCCCGAAATCGACATTGTCGACCTGCAAAGCATCTTCGACGGCCTGGGCGGCCAGCTGCTGTACTTCCTTACTGTCTTCGAATTCGACTACGGCATGACGGCCATGATGACCGCCCTGATTGCCCGCTTCATCCTCCGCCGAATCCCGTTCATCGGATAAGAAACAAACGAGGAACCCATGTCCATCGTCGGTTACTCAGGCTTGCCAGGATCGGGTAAGAGTTATGGCGTCGTCGAAAACGTCGTCATCCCCGCCCTGGAAGCCGGCAGACACATCATCACCAACATCCCGTTGAAGCTCGGAAGACTCAGCGACGACTACCCCCAGGGCAAGGTGACGATCTTCGACAACAAAGAGGCAGAGAACGATCACACCTTCTTTGACCTGGAGCGCCACCTGGCGGGTGTTATCTGGATCATCGACGAAGCCTGGCGTTTCTGGAAAAGCGGCATGAAGGCCACCAACATCCCGCAGTGCCAGAAAGAGTTCTTCACCGAACACCGGCACAACGTCGGACCGGATGGCCGAACCAATGAAATCGTCCTGGTCACCCAGGATCTCGCCCAACTCTGTGCGTTCGTAAGAGGTCTGGTCGAAGAAACCTATCGAGCCGTGAAACTGACGGCGATCGGCCAGAAGAACAAATACCGGGTGGATGTCTTCATGGGGGCCGCGACCGGTCAAAAGCCTGGCAAACCCATGCGCCAGCTCTACGGCAGCTACAAGCCCGAGATCTACCAGTACTACAAGAGCCACACCAGGAACAAAACCGACTTTGCGGCCGGCATGGAAGAGAAGGCCGACGACCGGGCCAACGTCCTGAAGCATCCGCTGATCAAATACGGCATTCCCCTAGCAGTCCTGATCATGGTCGCAGGAGTCTGGAAGGCAGTTGCCTACTTCAGCCCGGAAGAACACACAGACAGTCCAGCACCTACAACGCAAGAATCAACACCAGGTACAGATCAACAACCCGTCACCGCCACTCAGAGCGCCAGAACCGCAAGAGAAACCAAAGCTGTGAAAGCCAGCCTTGAGGGTAGGGCGCCCCACCAGGTCAAACATGAAATCGAACCCGGCTGGCTGCCGCTCTCCAACACCTGGCGCATCGTCGGCGAAGTGAACGGGGTGTACTGGATCTGGGGTGAAACCGGCACTCGAAAGATCCATTCCAGGAACTGCGCAAAGTTCCTCAAGACCGGGGAACCGTTCTGCGTTATCCGGGGCAAGCTCGTCACCTACTACAGCTATCGGGAGCCGGAGAGGACAGAAGAGGACAAACAGTCCCGGTCCTCTTACCTGCAAACAGCACTCCCCGAGAAGGAAGGCGACGGCGCGTGAGCGCGAGCGGAGCGACCGCCACGCGCCGCGCAGAGGCTTGGAGACGTCCCTGTAACACGTCTCATAGAAAGCGACGGTAGTCGATTTTTAACCACTTAGAACCACAGTGAGCCACAGATGAAAATCAGAGACTTTGAACGCATCGACACCACCACCGGCGAAATCGGAAAAGGGGACCTGTTCATCGGTCCCGAAGGCCAGCAAGTGAACCTCAAAGGCGTGAACGTCCTCTGGACCGGCACCGATACGGTTCGCCAACTCTTCCAGGGCAGACTCAAACCGGAAATCCTGGCCGACATCGCCACCGAATACGAATCCGGCTACGACGCCACCATCACCATCAAGAAAATTCCCTTCCGGCTCCAGTCCGGAAGAAGAGGGGGGTTCAAATATATCCTGCAAAACCGTGAATACGGCCTCACGATCCTCCTGCAGAACTTCTACGCCGAAGCCGACACCCTGGGCACGCACGTCAAGATTGAAACCTCCCCCAGATGGCTCTATGAACGCTCCAGCCAACAAATCCACGATGAGCTTGCCGAGTGGGGTATGTACTTCCTCACTAACATCAAGCCGGTCGGCATTGCGCTACATCTGGCTGTCGACTTCCAGGGCTGGGAACCACCCCAAGACTTTGCCCAGCACTTCGTTACCAGGGCCAGAACCATCAGCGTGCATAACGGCATGAGCGACTTCCACTTCCAGGGTCTGGAAGGCTCAACCGTCAACGGACGAGGCGAAACCTACACCTTCGGCAAAGCCAACAGCCTGCAAGTCTGCCTCTACGACAAATCCAAAGAGGTCGACGTCTCCGACAAGCGCGTCTGTAGTGGTCAACTAATCCCGGACAGTATTTTAAGGTTTTCCTCAGCGGCAACGGGAGAAATACCACCGTTGAACGTGTGAGGTCGTTGCCGGTTGTAGTAGTCCATCAGATAGCCACCAACATCTTTTTTGGCCTCAGGCAGGTTCCGATATCCCAAGGCCGGTATCCACTCAGATTTCAGGCTCCTGAACAGCCTCTCCATCGGTGCGTTGTCCCAGCAGTTGCCACGTCGGCTCATGCTTTGTGTCATTCGATAGCGCCATAGTCTCTGACGGAACTTACGGCTTGCATACTGGCTTCCCTGGTCCGAATGGAACATAACTTTCTCTGGGTGACCGCGCAGTTCCCAGGCGTGGTCCAGAGCTTTGACGACCAGATCTGCATCCGGACTGGATGACAACGCCCAACCAACAACGCGGCGAGCATACAGATCCAGCACGACAGCCAGATAACTCCACCGCTGGCCGCTCCAGACGTAGGTGATGTCACCACACCAAGCCTGATTGGGCCGGTCTACCGTGAACTCGCGGGCCAGGTGGTTCGGGATATCCGGTCGTTCGACCGTGGCCTGCTTGTAAGCGTGAGGGCCTGGCTGCTTACAGATCAGCCCCAACTCGCTCATCAGACGTCGAACCTTGAAGCGCCCGACGACAATGCCTTCTTCGCTGAGTAAGCCCTTTATTGTCCGGCTGCCGGCAGAGCTGCGGCTCTTCGTGAACAGCCGGTTTACCTGGGCCTTCAGGGCCAGACGCTCAACATCCACACGGTTCCGCCGTTGGCGGTATTCGTAGTAACTAGAACGACTGATATCAAACGCATTGCAGACCATTTCAACAGGTATTCGCTCACTCAACTGGTCTATCAGCGCGTACGATTCATGTCGTCCGACATCAAGAGAGCGGTAGCCTTTTTTAGTATGTCTTTCTCCTGTTCAAGGCGCTTGCAGCGGGCTTCCAACTCCTGAATACGGCGCTGCTCCGGGGTTAACGCCTTGCCCTTCGGGGTGACACCGTCACGCTCCTCGGTCAATTGGTTAACCCAGCGCCGGATAGCACTTTCACCAATTCCCAGAGACACGCTCGCCTGGGGAATCGTGTAACCTTGATCCAGCACCAAGCTGGCTGCTTCCTGTTTGAACTCAGGAGAAAAAGAACGTCGCTTTCTGGTCATCAGACACCTCGTTTATGGTGGCGATATTACCACCTACGTTGGTGTCCGGAATCATTGAACCACTACAGCCTTCATGGAAAGCATCTGGGAGTGCGCCAGTAACGAAGAGTGCTTCCCGGACACCTGCTATGACCCTGAAAAGCCTGTCTGGCGTCTCGAAATCCGCTTCCATCACCGGATCGTTAACGAGATCTCTCAGGGCACGCCCAACATGAAGCCCATCTATACCTACATGGACGCGGTACCGCATTTGACCGGCCTCTGGCAGTACGCCCTGCAAAGTAACCGCTACGAGGTCAAACGGGAATGGGTACACCCCATCTGGACCAAGCTCAGGGAGGATATCGGCTTCGGCTACTCAGCCCCGGATCTGATGTACAAACGCGCAAAAAAGGAACCCGGTTGCGGCAACGAAAAGAACGTCTCCCTGGCCTTTGGCAATCTCTTGTCCATTTATGCACGCAACCGCTTTAACCCACGCCAGGCCTGGGACTGCCTCAAGAAGTCCGGACTCTGGGAAGATCTGTGCGCCTATTACCGACGACGAGAGATCTATGAAAACGAGCTGTTCCAGTTGGTCCAGGATGGACTAATAAAACGACGACTGCTGACGAAGGTGGCCGCATGATCAGGAAACTACCGTCGGGACGATGGCAGGTAGACCTTCGCACAGATGGCCGGGGATCAAAGCGTATCCGAAAGAGTTTCGATTCAAAGGCAGAAGCCAAGCGTTTCGAAACCTTCGTTATGGCTAAGAGGGCAGAAGGGCGAGAGTGGAACCCATCGAAAGCCGACAATCGAACTCTGAAGCAGTTGATCAAGCTATGGTTCAACGCCAAAGGCGTTCACCTAAAAGATGGTGAACGCAGAAAGCGTTGTCTCGATGCGATTGCTGAATTCATGGGCAACCCAATCGCCAGGACCGTAACACCGTCGTCCTTCCTGGCGTACCGTGCCCACAAGATCCAGAAAGGGGCGAGCAAGAAAACACTCAACAACCACCTGGGCTACCTCAACGCCGTTTACAATCAGCTGAATCGGCTGAACGAAATCCACTTCGACAACCCAATCAGGAATGTCGAGATGATCCGCCTGGATGAACGGGAGCTATCCTGGCTGACGGTCGAGCAGATAAGGCACCTTCTAAAAACCATCGAGGAGTTCAGTCAGAATCCGCACGTGCATCTTCTGACTAGGATTTGTTTGGCAACAGGTGCCAGGTGGGGAGAAGCTGAAAATCTTCAGCTGCGCCATGTTCAGGAAGGAAAGCTGACGTTCGTGAATACCAAGAGCGGACGGTCGAGATCCGTTCCAGTCAGCAAAGACCTTTTCGAGGAAATCCGAAAGCATCTGAAGGAGCATGGAACCTTCAGCTTCTCACTGTCGGCATTTCGCCGAGCTCTTGATAAATCTGGTATTCCCCTCCCATCTGGTCAGGCGGCTCATGTACTCAGGCACACTTTCGCCAGTCATTTCGTTATGAAAGGAGGGGACGTTCTTACCCTTCAAAAGATATTGGGCCACTCGAGTATCACGATGACCATGCGATATTCTCATCTGTCCGAGGATCACCTTGTGGATGCAATCAGGCTTTCCCCTATTACTAACCATTGAGGCAGTCTTGATGCCTTGCATGCGTTTGTTTGAACGTTCATATTGCAGATCAACTTTAATCACGTGGCAGAGGATCCATCGGTGGGAAAGGAATCTATTGAGGGCTATAAGGGCGGTAATTGGCCGGCAAAAAACGGTAACCCGTCGGGCAAAGGCCGAGGGAACGCAGAACCATCCGGTTTCTGTGATGATGAGTTCGACGACGATGACTTTGGCGGCGTCCCTATGCCTCTCCCAAGCCAAATTGCCGAACGTAATCGGCAGCTTATGGAGGCTAGGCTTCCACCAATTCCTTCCCGATCTGAAGAGATCGATTGCACGATAAAGCAGGCTCGATGGGGTATCGACCTTTGCGAACTGGAGCTGATTGAATACCCGGGTCGTGTTTTTCGGTTTCACCGAGACCTGTTCAGGTACAACATCGAAAACGATAACTGGGCAGCTGTGACCATGAACCTGATTGGCGACCGAGTAAGGTTAGTTGTGCATCCGGATCGTTATGAATGGCCGATTTACAGAATGCATAACCTGACCTTGGACGATTACCGTCGGCGGAAAGAAAATTGTCATCAAACTGGCATGAGTCACAGAAAAGAAAACGAGCTTCGGTCAGGACGGCTTGGAATGAATTCCTCTCAGAAAGCGCTCTTGTTCAATCCCGAGTATGACGAAGGCGACATTCCTCGTTGGTTTGTAAAGTCTGGGGACTTTGTCTGTAGTCACCTAGGTTTCGGCTCCTTACAGATGGCGTCCTATTGGATGGATACCATGTGCAATGAAATTTCGGGGAGGGAAGGCGCGAAATTTCGGCTTGCTCTTGGTCTTTTCGCGTGTTCAATAGTTGATCAGGATGGGCGACTGCCTGAGAGTTGGGAAAGTGAGCCTGGTCGCTACTACAGAGATTATCACGAGCATTTAAAGAATCGTTGGTGA